TGGCTGGTGCAGCCCGAACTTGTTGAACGCAAGGCATGCGAGGAAATGCGGGCCAAACATGGCGCGCGGCGTGACGTGAAACGGCGCTGGCGGCTGCGTGATGGTCTGGCACGATCTGCAGGAAAAGCGCTCGCGCACGGTCTCGATGATCTTGTGCTGGGCAGGCACAGTCTCAAGCGCACGAATGACGCTCTCGCCAAGCTTGCTCAGGTTATCCGAACCGCAGCAAGGACAGTTCTTCTCGGCGGGAATAACGACCCGCTCGACGGGAAGACCTGGCGGAAACTCCCGGCGCGTTTTGACGCTTGCGTGTGAAGGCTTCGACAGTGGTCGTTTTTTTTTGCAGCGCCTGCTGCGCAGCGATCTCATCTTCGGTTGCAGTGGCCTCTAGCTCTTCGAACTCGAGTTCCATCTGGTCGATCAGGCGGCGCGAACGCTCCGAAGATGGTCCGTGCAGCGCGCGACGCATCTTCTCGTTTTGCAGCTCAAGATGGGCGTTGCGGGCGATCAGATCAGCGTTGATTGCCAGGACGCGGGCGGCATTGGCCTCTGCCTCGACGGCGCGCAGATCCGCGCGGGCAACGGCCTCGCGCAGGTCTTGCATATCGCGGGCCGAGAGCGTCTCCATCGCCGGAATCCCTAGCAGAATCGGCCCTGAGCCCGAAGGAAAATCGCCAGAAAAATGCTACCCAACTTTGCTCGGACGCCAGGCTTTCTGCGGGTTGCGCCAGTCAATGCCCTCTAGCAGGCAGGCCAGTGCCGAGGCCGAAATCGGCACCGTACCGTCCTTCGCAGAAGGCCAAACAAAAAACGCCCCCTTCTCGAGCCGTTTTGCATATAAACGACATGCCGAAAATCGTCGTGCCACAAAAATCTTGATCAATGATCCGCTGCGCCCCCCGGAAAAATGTACAGATCCCCCTTGATGAGGATCACGCTTCAGACTTTCCTGAACCTGCAGCGCCAGACCGCGCATGCCACGTCGCATGTCTGTGTGACCCAGCGCGATCCAGATCTTCGCATCGCTCGGCACGGGGATCATCCTTCAAGCCCCCGCCAGCACCCGAAGCAGCGCGGCGACATCGACGTCGCGGTCGACGATGATCCGGCGGCCATTGCCGCAAACAATCTCCATCTGGCCGCGTGACGACGGAACTGGGCAATCAGGGGTCACAACCACCGGCGCAAAGCCGGATATCCCTCTGGAAATCTGCGGAAATAGCCGTCTGCGCCAATCATAGATCTGGGATGGATCAACATCATGGCGCCGCGCTACCGTCAAAACTGAAACGCCGCGCTGAAACGCCTCCTCTACGATCCGTTGCTTTGCGTCATCGGTCCAACGCCTACGCCGGCCCGTCTCCAATACATCCAGGCGACGAACGCCCGGAAACACATCGCTGATTATCTCATCCATGCCCGCGCAATGCGCCGGCTACATCCGACCGACAATGCGGCCGCTACCGGAGGCGTACATATGACCCGCACCATCATTGAGTGCGAGAACGCCGGGATTGGTTGCGATGGCTTTGCGATACTCCTGTAAAGCGAACAGCGCGTGATCTGTATTCTGGACTGACATTGGGTTCTCCTGTTATGTTTTATTTACGTCAGTTCGCATTAAGCAGGACGCCGTTTTGTCCGGTTAAGGTCTGGGTGATTTGACGGCTACCAGTCAGCGCATTTGCGATGATCTCTAGATACTGGTTGCTCGTGTTGATCGCCTGTGTCTGGGTTTCGATTGCTGCTGTCTGTGTCTCGACCGCTGCCGTGGTGCCTTCTGCGCCACTGGCTTTGTTGAACTCGCCGGTTACGTTGCCGATTGCGCTTTCAGTCAGTGCGGTCAGATCACCAACGATGCCCTGATAAGCAGAAGTCTGCTTGCCGTAGATGTCGCCTGCTTGCCCCAGAATGTCTTGAACGAGTGTGTTGAACTCATTGGTATCGACTGTTCCACCCTTTGCGAGCGTCTGACGGAACTTATCCAGTTCGCCCATATCCTCATTCAAGAGAGCCAGAGCCGACTTGCCTGCGCCTTCACCCTTCAATAGCTTGAGGGTGTCATTGAAGCCGGTTAGCTGGTCGTCCAGTATCTCTTTCAGCTTGATGCTGCGATACTGCTCGACATTCGCCAAGTCTGCCGCCGAAGCACCTGCGGCTTTCATCTGCTCAGTCAGAGTGTCGATGTCTTTGACAGCTTCATCGACTGCGCCCTTGATCGGATTGTTGAACTTCGCCAGTGCGTCAAGAATGCTCTCATAGGACTTTGCGAGGCTCAACGCTTGCTCGTCGCCGTTGGCGCTGATGACCATCTTCGAGAATTCACTGATGCCGGTCAGGATACCGTCCTGTAGGGCGACCTGAATGGCGTATGCGATTGCCGCCTCTGCGTCGTCGCCAAAGTCCGTTACATCGCTATATTTGCCTTTGAGCTTGCCGGTTCGTCCTGTGTCACTGACGCGCCAGTCCTTCTTATACATGCCGATCGACACAGAAGGGGAACCGGTGAGTGTCGCGCCCAATTCTGCTGCGATGCTCTGTAGGCCGCTGATGACCGAACCGGCTGCGCCGCTGGCATTATCCTTCCTTGATGTGCTGTTGCCCTTGAGGCTGCTCACACCAAGTTCGCCACCGGCAAGCTGGCCGATGCTGGCTGTGCCGTATTTGGTCTTTTTCAGCAGGCCGCCGATTGTGCCGCCGAGTAGGGAGCCGATGGCCGATCCGATTGGACCACCAAAGCTACCCAGTGCGCCACCGATCTGCGACCCTGTGGTGCTGAACTTGCCCCAAAGCATTTTGCCGACACCAGCAATCTGGCTACCCATTTGCGCGCCAGCCATTGCCCCGCCGACCGCGCTGCCGATGCCCTTTACGAAGCCGCCGCCCTTTGCCGGGTCGAACGCATCCTTGAACGAGCCAAAAGATGTGGAGAGGGATTTCAGCGGATCGCTGAATACCGACTTGATGCCCTTGCTGCTGTTACCGAATAGCTGATCGTTGAAATTGGACGCGCCACCCTGAACCGCAGAGCCGAAAGCGTTATTGGTGATCTTGCCATCTGCGCCGACTGTCTTGCCGAGCAGATTTGCGATGCCACCAATAACGCCTCCCCTAGAGAAGTCGCCATTCGCGGCTGCGACCATATCCTGAATGGCCTGGCCTATTTTGCCGAACGCTGTGCCCCACTTGCCGCCGATCTCATCGCCAAGGTCAGATATCGTCTGACCCCAATGGTCACGCATGACATCAGCGCCCTTGGACGCGGCGTCCGCAATGCCCTGTAAAATCTCGTCGCGGACCTTGGCTGACATCTGACCAGTGGAAACAGCGTAATCGAGCGCCGCGTTCTGGAACGCTTGTGTCTTGGCCAACTGATCGCTGTTGAATGTCTTGCTGTATTTTTCAGCGAGCGACTTGGCCGTGTCGAGCATCTTACCCTGCTTGGCCAATTCTGCGGTTTCAGCCGCACGAGCGCGAACGCGATCCATCAACGTGGCAAGGGTCGCGTCATCAATGACGAGATTATCTTTCAGGATACCGGCTTTGAACTCCAAGCCAGCTTTCTCGACGGCAAGCTGCTCGTCGGTCATTCCCTTCAATTTGCTCTGATGAAGTGCCTGCTCAACGCCAAGGTCGAGCATGGCTTTGCGATGCTCTTCCTGCGCGGTCTGAATGAATGTGTTGGCTTTGGTCTGGTCAAGTAATGTCGAGAGACGGGATTTCTCATCAGTGGTGATGTCACGGCCAACGAGCTTCTGATATTCAAAGACCTTCGCTTGCTTTTCACGCTCCTGCGTATTGAGCTTCGAGAGGGCTAATTCCTGCTCTAGTCCCTTCCAGAACTCTTCTTGTTGCTTGGCCTTGTCGGCAGCATCGCTATTGCTTTTACCCTTATCAGCAGTCTTTTTGCCATCGCCCAGTGCCGCGAAGTCGATGTTGCCAGCAGCGCCGATGCCTGATGCTTGGTCGATCCACTTCTGATTGCCCTTCTTGTCACCGTAGATTTTTCCAGCGCCATCCCAGACAGCCCCGGCGACCTTCCTGGTGCGCTTGAATGACAGGTCGATATTGTCGAAGCCCGTGAAGTCTCCGGTCATCGCTTTGGCAATGGCAGCGCCGGTTTGCGAGAACATGGCCTTGATTTCAGCCAATGCGACGGCGAACACGTTGGGCAGTTGGTTGGCGATGAACTCGCCTGCGCGCAGGATACCCACGAGCGCCTGACCTGCGGACTGGCCAGCTTCACCAAAGCTCGGCATCATCCAACCAAAGAGAGCAGCAAAGCCCTTCTGGATCAGATTTACGACGAAGCTGGCTGTCTGGCCGATATAGCCGAGGACCGAACCAACGACCTTGCCAGTGATGGAAAACACCGTGCCGATATAGCTGCCCGCAACGGCCAGCTTTTGAAGAAGCGTGGTTGCCCCTTCTGCGCCGCCGAACTGGACCGTGAATAGCTGGGCTACGCCTTTGCCGACTTCCCAGATGCCGTTTAGCAGGCCACCGAAGATATCCATCAGGCCCGACACCAGCGGCGTCACCGCGCCGATGCCTTCTGCGAGGGCGTTTGTCATTTCCTTGACGGTCTGGCCAAACATGCCGTCACCAAGGGTCGCCATGAGCAGGAAGAACTTGTCTTCCAAGTTCGCAAAAGCGCCGTTGAGGGTGTCCATTTGACGGGCCATTGCGCCGCCGAAATTGGTAGCTCCGATGCCGACGAGGTATTTCTGAATTGCGGTCGCGTTCTTGCCGACTGTTGTGGTGACGCCTTGGAAGGTGAAGGCGACCTTATCGCCCTCTTGCTTGGCCTTGATGCCAAACTCCTTCAAACGCTCGAATTCGCCGGTCACGGCATCCGCGACGGCTTCGATCATCTGGCTCATATTCTTGCCCATTGCGGCAGCGGTGTTGCCGTAGGACATCATGATCGCTTCGGACGTGGCTAGACCGAGTGCGCGTAGCTTGGTGAAGCCGTCAACGGACTGGCTCAAAGAGAAGGGGGTTTTATTGGCGAAGCTGACCAGCCCCGCCCACGCGCTTTTCATCAGCGTCGTGGATTTGACCATCGTGAGCAGATTGGCTTGGAACTTCTCGACCTGAGCAGCGGCTGAAATACCAGCAGCGCCAGCGGCCAAGAATGCGACCGTGATACCACCGATGATACCGGGAAGGCCCAACGACATGAGCGCGCGCCCGGCTTGCGTGAACATGCCGACCTTACCAGCGCTGTCGTTGGCTGCTGATCCGACTTTGCCCAGCAGACCAGCATTCTGTTCAAGGATGCCTGCAAGACCTTTGCCGTGAACGGTCGCACCATCTAGGAATGTGGTGAACTTCTTGCCTTTGCCCGACGCACTAGAAGAGGCAGAGCCGACGCCATTGATGCTGTCTTGAGTGACACGAGCCTGCTTTTCAGCCTTGGACGCTGAACCCACAATATCGTTGAGAGCCTTGTTGATACGATCAGCCCCGGCCTTTGCGCCAGAGCTGTCTATGCTCACTCGAATTGTTCTCGCAGTCTCCACACCATAACCCCACCAATCAGCGCCTTATAGTGATTATTTACCGCCCTTCTTCGCACCCTTGGTGCTGGCTTTTGCGCGCTCCGCTTCGATAGTCAGATAGGCGTTGTCGAGTTCCCTGATGATGCGTTTGAATGCCCATTGCTCGCGCAGAGTTAGTCGCAGAACTGGCTTTTCTGAGTAGGCTTCGATCTTGCTCACAGGGATGGGTCTTGCGCTCATCCCGTCATGCCGTTCAGAACTCAATTCCCAGAAAGCATCATAGTAGAAGTCATGTTCCTGACGAGGCGAGGACGAGAGCAATTCAATAAGCCTCTCGTCGGAGGGGTTGGCGGCCACATCTTTGAGAAGTTGTGCGCCGCCTTTAACCTGATACCACCTCAGGAACTCAGTTAGTTTTTTGCGATATCGCCTGCGTCAATCATAGGATCAACTGCGTCGTCCTCATCAGGAGCATCGACCAGTTCCTCTTCTGCCTTGAAGTTGTCGATATCGCTGGCCTGTGAAACAAGCTCACTGAATACGAACAAGCCGATTTCAGTCTGGGTCAGGAATTCAAACGCAACGTCCTTATTGAAAGCTACAGGGCCGTTCTCATCATTGATGTCCTTCCAGCCAAACATGGCCAGATGAACAAACTGATGAATGACCTTTTCCTGATCCGTCTTGAGCAGCTTGATCGTCGCCTTGTGGGTGCGCTGATAGCGTTCACGGGCGACCTTGAAGAATGGGCTGTAGGGATCATAGCACTTCACATCGAAGGTGCCGTAATAGACGCCGTTCTCATCAATCGCTACACTGACGCCCTTATCGGCGAGTGTCTGATCGTAACGGCTTGGGGTAACGAAATTGACCATTATTGTGTTCTCCTTCTAGTCATCGCCACTATTTAGCCAATAAATAGGAGGGTAAATCATGGTGTTGGGCAGACCGTTTCCAGCCTGCCCAACTGCTCTGTCGTTGATGAAGGAGAACTACAGAGTTATACCAGCTTCTCGATAACGAGGGCTGTGCCTTCGGTGCTGTCGTAGGCACCGGTGACCACAACGCTAATCAGCATGTCATCTTCGGTCACGTCTTCTGGAATGGAAGCCTGACCGTAAACGGTGAACCTGCGACCATAGCCTGCGATACCTAGATCAAACGAGAACTCCTGCTTGTCGCCAGTGAAGAGTGCCGCATAATCAACGCCGGTTTCGCGGTAGAAGGTCAGATTGTAGGTTACGGCACGAGCGCCGGAAGCCGCAAAGCCCACAGGAGCGTCGCTGGACAACACATTGCGTGGAGTGCGGGACTGCTCAACCGACAATTCCAGTTCAGTGAACTTCAATGCGGTCGATCCACCGACGGTGACATTCAGGACTTCGTGACCAAGGAATTCATAGGCAGCATCGTCAACCGGGGTTGCGGTGTGGGTGCCAGTGATTGCGCTTTCGTCAACCTGCTTTGCGCCGCTGAAATCGAAACTCAGGGTTACGGCTTCGGCTGCTGTTGCGGTTAGGGTGAAGTTGGTTGGAACGCAACCGGTGCTGACCTTGAATTCATTGTTGGTCAGTTGGCTGATGTGCGAGAAGGAACTATCGGTCTGACCGGCCTTCAATACGTTGCCAGCATACTTGCCGCTGACTGCGCCTTCCATGAGGAAGTCCATGAAGGGAGCGCAGATAGCGTTGAATTCGAGGGAGCCGCTTACGGACTGATTGCCACGACGCGAACCATTCGCGTTGCGACCTGGCTTGATCGTGTCGCTCTCGACATTGCCACCGTCTTTGACAGGTAGGCTATCGCCAGCTTTGCGGGGAATATCATAGCGTGGGCCGGTTGTGGCCAGAACGCCGAATGTATCTTCGGGAATTAGGGTGACTTTTACGTCCGACGAACTGATGAAAGGCATCTACATCTCTCCATATCAATTGAAACACAGGAGGCTGTGTGCCTCGTGCTGATATTTACCGAGAGCAGTGCCGAGAGGCGTTTTGGACGCCTTTATGAAGCGCGCTTGGAGCGCCAGTAGATCAGCAGATTAATTCGCAGATACTTGTCATCTGGAACGCGCTGGACGTTGAACTTGTGAACCTCCGTTTTGAAGTCATCGCTACGCCAGCCCTTGAACGCGGTCATGCCTAGATCAGCGATGTCCCATGCGTTCAATTCGTCTGCCTGAATGACGAGGCTCTTGGGCTGATTGATCTGTAGTGTGGCGATGCCCACCTGCTGCCAGACATTGCTACTGCTCACAGTGAGAAGCGTTGAGGCATCTGGATTGAATGCGAAAACTGCTGACAAGGCGTTCTCGTCAATCTCGTAGTCGTCGTCTGCGATGTAGAATGAAAGGTCAGGTGCCGATGCCGCGAGTGATAGGCGCATCTTCCTGTTAAGTGCTATTCTATCCTGACTGAGCATCATGCGCCCCCATTGCTTGAGTATCGTTCGACCACATTCTCCACGAAGTTGGCCGGGGCTTGAGAGGAGGAGCCATCGTTTAGCTTGCCAATGTAGGCGACCTGATTTTCCACGACACCTTCCTCAAATGGCTTTGCTGGCGCAGTTGCGTGCCATCCACGTCGAGCAGTGCCATCTTTGACTGGGGTGGCCAGAATGAGGTCGCGTTGAACGTCAAATGTCGTTTTCTGAGCGTAGTCGAGAAGCTGTTGCTCAGTTAGGGCCACATCTGTTGCGATGTTCCTCTTCAAATCACTGAAATCTATTTTCATGAGCCTGACCCCACTATCGCGATCCAGCCAATCGGGATGCCATCAGGTTCGTCGGCTTCGACCGATCCAACGCGATATGATTTGCCCGCAAGCGTGATGACATCACCGGGCAGTGGTTCGAACCACATATCGAACGCGGTTGCTTCCGCTTTGCCGCCACCCTCAACGGTGATCTTCACGGTGCGCTTGGCGACATTCACATTATGTGGAGTGACCGTCTTGCTCGACACCTTGCCGGTATCGGGGTCTTTGATGCCGCCAGTCGTGCGCGTCAGGATCGCAGGGACGCCAAAGGTCGCCTCAATCTCGCTACCCGGCCCTACAGCGGCCCTCAAATCCGAATAAACGCTCATCGGCTGCTAATTCCGAACGAGATGCCCCTTGGCTGCGCGGTTGCGCTGAATGGCGCTAAAAGGCCGGATATTACGGGGTATGGATCAGCAGGGGTGTCGGCAAATTCCTTCTTCACGCTTGCGCCGGACGCGGCTTTAATCTCGCTGCTGATCAGCGCGGCGGTCACGGCGATAGGGAAGGGTGCCTGTGCGGCGAGTAGCGCAATACCAAGGATCAGGCGTTCTGATGGCTCGTCGGCGTTCAGGATCGTTGACGGGATGCCATAGACGCCAAGGGCATAGTCCAAGGCTTCGTGAAGCTGCGATGCCTCAACGGCGTCTTTGCCACGAGCGGCTAGGACCACGTTAATCTGTAAAAGGGTAATGGCCATTGGATACCTCGCGTCTGTTTGCGAGGTATTTACCGCTCATGGGAAAGCCCCAGCGCAGAGCGCTAGGGCCGTCCTGTTGTGGGCTATTAAGCGCCGGTGAAAGTCAGGAAGCGAAAACCAAACTGTGCGTCAGGAGCAACCTGTTCCCAGCTTGCGGCTGCTTCGAGGACAGTCTTAACCTGAGCAGCAGAAGTTGGGATACCGCCTTCGTAGGACATGCCCTGAGGGAAGATCGTGCGCGAGAAGCGGGAGTGAAGGATATCACCACCACCGCCGTTCGCGCCGTTCGCCTTGCGCTCGATTTCAAAAGCCTGCTGGGCAGTGCCTTCTCCGTAGCCAACAGAGCCGGTGCGACCAACGATCACTTCGTCGTCGGTCAGCTTGTTGGTCTTGAGCAAGGTGAAGCCCTGATAAGTGGCAAAGCGGGTGTTGACGTCCGAAGGCGCAACAAAGCCATCATTCTTAGCCTGTAGCTTCGCATATCGACCGTGGCTTACTGCCATGACGTTGAACAGCGAGGACCACTCTTCGCCAGTTGCGATTGCGTCATAGATCGCTGCCATGTCCCAATCGGTAGCAACAGTGTGCGTGATTGCTGTATTGGCAGCAAGAGCAGCACGAGCGCCGACTAGGGTAGAGAAGAACAGGGACTTGGTGATCGCATTACGATGACCGGCCAGCGCAGTAGCCAGATCGCCCTGCTTACCATACTGAGTGACAATCTGGGTCAGGTCAGTGGTCGCCAGCGCATAGTTGAGATCAAGGCGCATTGCGTTGTAGGTGCTGCCCTCAATCGAACCAACGTCGCCTTCCTGATTGATATTGTCGGTGGTGACGTTGAATGCTTCACCGGAAATTGGCTTGAGATAGTCAAGCGTGACCTTGCGAGGTCCGCCGTTGGCAAGCGCCTGAACTTCTGCGCTGGTAGCGGTCAAGCCGGACTGAACTAGCTCATTGGTTTCCTGAGCAATGACCGAGACGCGAACGTCCATCTTGCGTTCCGAACCAGCTAGACCAGCAATTGTGGTGTTCGTGATTGTCATATTCTTTTCTCTCCTTACGGACTGTTTTCACGGCCCGTTACGAAGAGCCGGGAGAGCGTTTCTGGCTCTCCCGGATATTTACCAATGTGGTTGTGTGGACCTTCTCTGGACGCCCTTAGACGCGGAGGTCTGGACGGTTGATCTTATCAGCAATTGCGTTGCGCTCTGCGTCGGGCAAAGCATCAAACTCATCAAACTCTGCGGGTGTCTGTGGTGCCTTCGTCCACTTGCTTGCCGTTGTGCCGTCAAAGCCAGTAGAGCCACCGCCGCTGTTGTCTGGTGCGCTGGTGTAGCGCTTGCCTGCGCCAGCAAAGTAGGCTTTACCAAAGTCATCCGGGGATTGGTCTTGAATGGTCATCTGACCATCGGCATCTAGAGCCATCATGCTCTTGATGTAGGCAGATACCATCGGAGCATCATCAGGCTGGACCTTATGTGCGATCAGCAGCTTTGCGATTTCCGTTTCAGCTTTGTATGAATGAAAGGACTTGGTGGCATCAGCGGCTTTGCCGTTGGCCTTTTCTAGATCACCAGTTAGCTTTGTGATTTGGCTCTTGAGACGGGTTACTTCGTCCATGTTAGCATTAGCTGCGTTCTCTTCGGCTTCCGTCTTTTCGCGTTCAGCAGCTTCGGCTTTGCGCTTCCACTCATCGCGTTCACGCTTGAGTTCAGCATTATTCTTTTTGAGACCCGATGTGTCCTCGGACGAGGTTTCGGTGGTTGTTTCAGTGGTCATATAATTCCTCTCAGGCCCAGCCTGTTTAGGGGTGCGGCCCTGCCGCGTGTTCGCAACGGCCCAACCGTTGCCTTCTATTTACCGCTGTCAGTCGAGGGAGAGGCGTTTTGCGTAGCTGCGCGAGTGACAGGACAGTCCCGTCATCACGGATCAGGTCAGGCAGTTTCAATTTGCCATCACGGAACATCTGAGCGCGGACTGGACCAAGAATGTCGTCCTGTGTCGCGGCTCCCTTCTTTGTGAGCCAATCATCAAAGCGCAGATCACCAGCGATCCTGCCGTCTATGCTCGCACGATCACCGGGCGGCACGTCATCGAGGTCTAAGCCCATTTCGCGGTAGGACTTGGTGACAGGGAGGGAATGAGATCGGCATCCGATATGCCGTGGGGGCATTGGGCCTTCGCCAATGGGAAAGACCTGGCCTGACAATGCCGCACAGGTAATCGTCGTGCGGCTGTCAAATGTGGCCAAAAACTGCCACCCACGGACCACGTTGGAATTTGCCGCCCATGTGGATTGAGCCGCCACGTTGCTTACGTGCGCAGTTGCGGTTCGCACAATGGATTGAGCAGAACGGCGGCTAATATCTAGGATGCCGTCACGATAACCGTTGGCCTTGGTTCCCCTGACGCGCCGCACTATGGCGTCGGTGCCTTCACCAGCGACCATGCCTGTGCGAATTTCGGCTTCGATGCGTGTAATGCGGCCCGCTTCCATGCCGTCTGTCCAACTCTTGAGCAGATGGCCTTCCATGGGGGAGGTCGTAACAAGGGAGCGCAGCAGGGCAGGGGCAGGGACCGTTGCGGCTATCTCGATGGGTAGCGCTTTGGTGAGGGTCGATGCCTGAAAGTCAGCTTCAACGATCGCAAACTCGACCAGCTCGTCGGTCAAGGTATTTGCGACCTTCTTGTAAACCGCGCTGTTTATGACGCGCAGATCGGCCAGCATTTCTTTGATGCGCTTGGTCGTCGCAGGGCCAGTATCGAAGCCGCGTTCGGCAATTCGCACGAGGCGGACGGCCAGTTTATCGAGCAAATCCTGATCGGCGCTATTGAGCAGGGCCACGATATCGGCAGCAAGCCCACGGCTATAACGCTGGGCGTCAACGGCATGGCGAATTGCGGCATCTTGTAGCCGCTCATTCACAGACATTATTCAGCCCCGGTGTCGGATGTCGATGGCAGGGCTAGAGGTAGGTCGATGACTTCTGCGTCGATCTCTGCCTTATGGGCTTCCCACTTGAGCGTATCATCCTGCCAGCCACCAGCGCGAAGGGCATAGAAAGCCTCCTTCTCGGTGTAGAGGCCAGCAGCCTTCAAGTTACGAATTTCGGTAACTTCCTGAGGCGTCAGCTTCGCCGGGACGAGATCGACATTCAGGGTAAAGCGGGTTTCGGGATCATTCTTTGATGCTGCGCCCATCCACCACGACAGCCAGCGCAGGACTTCTTCCATGTCCTTTGCGACCGAATTGGTGAGAGTGACAATTGCCGCGTTTTCGGAGGTGCGACGGATAGCCAATGCTTCTGCGGCTTCTGGTGCTGCCTTCTCGTCCTGTAGAATGCGGGAACCAAGTGCCGACATCTGGCTCTTGAGTTCCTTTAACTGCTCACGGATAGCCACGACGCTGGTGCCTGAGAATTCGAGGAAGTGGACACCGGCTTGCTGACCTTCACCACCTGCGCCATGAATTTCCCAGATATGATCTGAACCCGCTGGATAGATGTTCGGGATTGGATTGCCTTCTTCGTCCTTCCTCTGAGCGGGATTAACGACGACCTTTTGTGGACCGGCGCAATTGAAGAGCGCAGACGCATGATCGCCCTCTAGAATGTAGTGGTTACAGTTGACGTTCACCACGTCATCGAGCAGCGATTTAGAGGGCCAGCGATCCTTCTTCTTGGTCGTCACCAGTTTGAATGGGATGAAGTCCAGTGGCTTGCCATCACGGGTTGGAACGACAGTGCGGACCTTGTATTCACCCTTGCCATCTTCACGCTCGTAGATCGTAACGGTGTAGATGCCGTTGAGCAATTGTAACTCACGATAGGCGTTCTCACCGTCACTGAGTTTCATGTAGTTGAATACCTGCTTGCCACCCACACGACCGACGCGATGATCTAAGATGGCTTCGAAGGGATAGAGAACCAAGAAGGGGTGATAGCCAAGATCAATAGCGTTCGCTCCGTTGAGGTTCGCTGGCTTGTCTGCTTCCGATGGAGCATCAACGCCGATCATTGTGTAGTTGGTTTGAAGCGTCTCGCTGATCAGCTTCTCACTGTACAGTTCGATGCTCTCCATATCATAGGTGATGCTATCCTTGATGACGCTGACTGTTGGGCTTACCAGCACGGGGTCTTCTTGGAACACGAGGCTCAAGCATCCGTCTAAAAACGCGAGCAGCGGCAGGGAAGAAAGATGTCCTGCGTAGGAAGTTCTTGAAGGGCTGACCCCTTGGGTCCATGCCGACACTGGGAACAGGCATGTAGAGGTCGAGAGCGGCTTTAACGGCATTTTCACCGGCTACGAAATCTCGGACCTTCTTAACTTGTGGAGCGTGGCGACTGAGCCTGTCGCTCTGTATGTTTTGTTCTGTCATGCGGCACCTGAAATTGTTGTTCAGGTATTTACCGATGAGTATGTGGGGCTACTCGTAGGCGTAGGAAAGCGTATCAGTGGAACTGATAAGTAGATGTGGCCAAAGAGCTTAGGCCACTCCTAGTAGGGAGCCAGTGGATCAGCGTAGGGTCCACTGGCTCTTTCTCGTTACAGCAGAAGCAATCCACCGTTCCGATTTGCCATCTTGCATAATCGCCGATTGTCATTGTCGGTTGGAATGTGGTGTCCTGGACGACCTTCAACCCGTCTATATCTAGGTCGAGAAGTTCATCTAACCAGACCGAACCGAGTTCCGCGCAATGTATTTGGCAAAGCCCGAACGCAATAAAGTCCTCGTCCAGTTCACTGAGTAACCAGAGGCAATGAGTGTAGGGGATATGGAGTTTCACCACCGGCATGAATTTGATCTCTTTGGCAGTCCCTTGGACCGGGCGCTGCGCTTGTCGATTTATGACAAGCTGTTGAAGGTCTTTTTCGCGGATGAGATTGAGATATTTCATAATGTGCCTGTCTCCTGTGACTAATTGGCACAAGAAAACAATGCGTCTTATGGAATGGAAATCAACCGTTCAGGTGATTATCTGGTCAGCGATAGTACCCTTGTTGAGGCACACTCGTGTAGGTCACAGGACCAGAGGTGTTGCCGATTTGGAAGAGCCGCCAGAGCGCCCACACCGCAGCATCAAGGCGGTCAGGGGAACGATCTTTCTTCTCAGGGTCGAAAGCGCACATCTGGGTTTCCAGTTCACTCATTTCGCCTCCAACGTGATGGACACGGCCCTCACGATATTTGTCAGCAATCGGCTTGGCGCGCATCTGTTTGCTACGGGATGCCCAGACAGGATTAACACTCACATTGTTGCGCGCTTGGTAGATGACCTTCTTGACCAAATCACCGCCGTTGTTTCGTTCGGCAACAATCTCGTCCGCTTCGAAATCATCATAGGCTTGAAGCACGTCCTGTTCCCAATCATGCTTACGGACTGATCGATCGGCCAAAACATAAGCATGGCCATCAAAGGTGATGCCTGCGACCACGATGCCCGTGTAGTCGCTATTCTCATGCGCGGTCACGGCAGGGTCAACACCGACCACAACATGCTTGAAGCGCAGTTCCGATAGATCGCCATAAAAGCGGTTATCGTTGATATGCTTCTTCGGGAACAGGGCGTTGGGATTGCTGGATTGCCAATTGGCATAAATGAAGCGTTCTTTCCATTCCGGCGACTGGTCAGCGTTGCGTCTGATATACTCCTGATCGTCAGTGATCATCTGATGATAGGCATAATCCTCAGGGTGCTGTAATGGTGCCTTCGTGAGTGGATGAATGCCCAGCACGAACAGCTTGTAATCCCAGTCATCAAACGTGTCTGGGTTACAGTCGAAGAGCATACGATGCTTGAGTGGTATGCCGGTGGTTTTGTGGGGTATCTCGCCATAGAGACGACCTCTAAGGAACTCTACGTCCTGATATTCGAACTCACTGACTTCGTTCATCCATATTGACTGATATTCACTTCCCAGTTCACGATCTCGGTTGTGTTCATCAAGGCCACCAAAGGATATCACAGAGCCGTTGGGGAACGTCACAGACAGCGCAGACTTGTCGATGCTCTTGCTGAGATAGCCCGATAGCCCAAGGGCATTCATGGCTTGGAATAGCGTCAGCTTGAACAGGTTACGTTCGCAGGCATTTCGATTGCGACGGAAAACGCCATGGCGGCTACCCGGATATTCCTCGCAGAGCAGCAAGATATAGATCATGTAGAGCCACGATTTGCCTACACGACTGGACCCGGCGGCAAGCACATTCGGGACGTTGCTCTGTAGCAGTTTGAGCAAACCCTCTTGAGGCTTTCTCAGTGTGAATGTCGGTGCCGCTGGTGCGGATGATGTCGCGGGCTTCGCGGTCTTTTGTCGTTTCTTGCCATCGGGGTATTTACCCGAGAGCAATGTGTCGTTTCTGGATGCCTCCAAAGACTGTTAGTCTGTCAACATCAAAGAGGTGATATGTCTGGCGATAAATTGGATGATTGCCGCGTCAGACGACGCAATACAGTGTGGGCAGCGAGGTGCTGCTACACATTGGAGTAGATCAAATGACCAACTGGAAGCAGATCGTTAAGGCGGTAGATGGTTCGGACTTTTCCTCGTCGAACAAGGCCACACCCCCGCGAACGCTTTTATCGGCAATCTGCGCTCACAGCTTGCCCCTCTTTCAAAAGATAGCGCGAAAGGCCCGGTAAGCGGCATTTTCGATATCAAGGGGCGAGAAGATCAAGTTCAGCGCT